TGACGAGAGAGTGAGGTTTATTTACAGAAATGTTGATAAGGAGACACAAAAAGCCGTCTTTTATTTCTTACAGATAGTGCCCGGTTTTGCTGATTGGATGCTTTTGTGTGATGCGGATAAATTTGGCATCATCGTTAAAGCTTTTCAAGAAAGAATCGAAGCAGGTCAAAAGGTTGAATATGTAATGATGGTACCCATCGTTCCCCAATGGGTTCTATCGATGGTATGGTCTGGGCTTAATGTCGTCCGTAGGGCCACTATAGCCCTTGTGTATAAGTGGACGAATACGTCCATCGATTTAACTGGTCTTTTTAATCGTAATACCGAGATATATCGTCTTATGGGTACCATGGTAATTTTCCAGATGGTCTGGATTCTTGTTCGAGAAGTGGTTAAGCTTTTTGTAAAACTCATTACGGGCGTGTGTGTGGGCGTCAAAAACCTTTTCTTTGGTAAGGGTGAGGAACATGAAGTGGAGAAATTTGAGCCTCCCGAGGTTGAACGAAAGGAGGAAATCAAAATCGCAAATCTTCCTCGGGTAGGTACTGACTCACAGCTACATGTAGGCCTTCCAATTGCGCAGGCTGGGGAGTGTTGTGACCCAGAGGCACAAAAGATAGCAATAAGTCTCTTTAAGAAGAGTTGGTATTCCATTACCTTTGGTGGATTAGTAAGAGGTAGTGGTTTCTTCCTCAAAGGTAAATACTTCGTTTGTGTGGGGCATTACTCAGATATGATTGCCGCACGCACCCAACCTGGAGATGAGATAGTGCTTAGTTCGTATGGAGAAAATAAAAGTTACTCTGTTACAAGAGAACAATTCTTCGACAAACTGTATGTGCTAAAGGGTGCAGATATCCTTATGACGAGATTGGACTCTATAGATAGGAACTTTCCTGATATTACTGGGAAGATAGCTAGAGCGGAGGACCTACGTTATAGACCCACCGGTAATGCCCTATTCATTAGGAACATAGAGGGCCATAGCGCAATAATTCCAACCAAGTACCAGTCTTGTGACCAAAAGGTTTATAGTGGTAGTTGGGCTCGTACTAAGGACATTGAGCTAGTTAAGGGGTATAGGTACAATATTTACACCAAAGCAGGCGATTGTGGTAGTCTGTTGATAATGGATGATGTTGGTTTGCCTACACGTAAAATATTTGGTATCCACGTAGCAGGGAATGAAAGTTCTAGGTATGGAATATCCGCCACGTTAACGATAGAAAACATGAACGCGTTGGTGTCACGTATTGAAGATAGTGCCCAGGGTTTGTGGGACCAAGAGTTTAAAAATCTAACTATCGTG